GCGCTGCTTCGCTCGCCTTCTTCTCTTGTGCCTTGGTTAGGTCAGTGACCTCTAAACAGTCTAACAAGCCCTCGTAAGCCTTGGTGTAAGCCATTGCCGAAGGACTCGCAAAGAACTCGTTAGCGGCTACTCTAAGCGTGGTCGCCTTGCCTCGTAAGTCGGGACGTACAAACATAGCGTATGCCTCGCTTTTGGTTACGGTGGATAGCACATACCATGTGAGGCAGTCTTTCTCTGCCTCGGAGAGCATGATAAACTTGCTATTCGGTCTGAGTGGTATCTTCTTCTGTTTCGCCATAATGAGGTTGTTTGAATATGTCTAATTCTTTGAGCTTGAATACGCATACTACGTTAATGCCGTGGAAATAGCGCATCATCTTCGCTTTTAGCCGAAACTCTGGCGGTATCATCTTTGGCGAGGCTTTTACGTCCATTACTACTTGTTTGCCGTTGCAGATAAACCGAAAGTCGGCTGTGTATGTCACCGCAAGCTGCACCGTCCGCTCACATTGTTTTGTCTTGGTCTTTAGCTGTTTGGTATAAACCTCTTTGATGCTTGGAATAAGCTCGTATTTAGGTTGTAGCTCCAAATCAGAGATATACCCCTCGTCTTGAAGTGCTTTGAGGACAAGATAAGCCTTGCCCTCTTTCGCACTGTCGAAGGTTATACCGTCAAACTCGGTCTTTTTGTTGTGGTACTTGGTGTCGCTTCTTTTCAGCCTAATCATCAGCGATTGATTTGCGGTTCATGTTGTTATCAATGCCTGGCTTATAAGGGTTGTCGCTCGGCTCGTTTTTATCCTCGTCCTCGTTTCCCTCGCTGCTCGGCTCGCCCTCGCTTGTACCAAACTGAGCCTCGGCTTCGGCTTTGGCTTTAAGCGGGATGAATGTTTTGAGGTAGAGGTCACGCTCTTTTTCCTCAATCGTCTTTTTGGCGTCATTGAGGTATTGCAAGCTAAGTTCGTTACGGGCGTTCTCTTGCGACAAGATACCAGCGTAAACGAGCTTGGTGGTGTTTTCAATTTCCTCGGATACGTTGTTAGGTATCCAGAAGTCGGGATAGATAGACATTTTGAGCTGCGCATAGCTTGCTACGTCACCCTCTACCCTACCGACAAGGTACTTAAACACGTTCATGAGGTGTTTGAGCGGCTTGAATAGGTGAATCCACATGAGCTGGCAATACTGCAACTCGGGTGTGAATAGTATCTTAATAGTGGTACTTGAATCCGCTCCCGATTTTAAAATTTCGGGATCGATATACACCATCATCATTGTGTCCTTAATATCTTTCCACTTGGTATTAAGATTCAGCTCAGCAATGTTGCTCGCATCGGCTGGCGAGATATAATGAGCGTCCGCATTTTTGATACTGTCAGACGAGCCTTTTACGCCGTAAACCCTACGCCCATGTTTACCTTTGGGCGGTAACGATACTATCTTTTCGGCTTTGATGAAGAAATCGGGGAACGCATCCTCTTTGTATTCCTCGGCTACCATTGATGTTGCTCGCTCGTATGACTCAATGTTAAACTGCGAGCTGCCGCTGCGTAGGTCGTCGAATCTGAAATACGTACAAGGGTTAACGCCATCGGGTGTTTGCGTCTGATTGTCGCTCACGCAGATGTAACCATCCTCGGAGATTGCGCCCTCCATAGAGCCACCTAAGCGCTTGAACCACTTGCCTACACTTGTCGCCCATGATTCATCGTCCTTGTTGTAAGCTACCCATGTCTGCACTCGTTCTGTGGTGAATACATCAACGGCACTCTTGCCTTTGACGGAATACATACGATAGTAAACGGGGTTGCGCTTGTCGTCGATGTCTTTGAAAATCACATCGCCTTTGAGGTACGAAAATACGGTGTACTCAATGTCGGTGTTATTATTGGTGGTGTACTGATATACAAGCGCCTCGCAAGTATAAGCGAGCGACTTGCAGATTTCAACAAACGCTGTGGTGTTGATACCCACAATATCCTTCCATGAACATAGTTGGTCGAACAGTTCTCGCTTGTCTTTCTGCTCGCTGGCGATGCCGAAGCCTTTGCCAGCCATGTGAGAAACAAACACGTTTGCGCCTCGTTTTTGAACGCCGGATGTTGTTACTTCTACATCGTCGTAGTGGTCAATAACCCACTTGCTTTTGCCCGTCTTTTCGTCCTTGACTTGTTTGTGTACAGGACTCGAAGATTGCATCTCGCTCATTTGCTCGTGAGCGGAAGGCTCAATTTCGCAGAGAAAATCTTCCTCCGTGAGGTAAATCTCGTTAGGCTTCGCTACGCCGCACGGATAGTAATAATGGCTATCAAACGGTGTGTGCTTGCGCTGAAATCTTACGCCATCCCTTACCTTACGTACCCAGAACGGCTTGCGCATATTCGCTGTTAAATTCATAGTTATGCTGTTTAAAATTCGTCGTCAAAAAAATCGGTGTCAAAGTCGTCGGAATACAAGCTGTCGTAAGCGTCGGCTGATACTTCGACCACTCGTTTTTTAGGTTTGCCATCAAGCTCAAATACGGCTCGATATGATATTGCGTCAAACAAGTCAGGCGAGCCTTTGAACTTCGACTTGTATTCATCTTTGGAGCGGTAGTATATCTTCTTGTTACGTGTCGTCACCACGAAGATGTTGCGCTCGTCAAAGAGTATATCTATTAGCTGCCGTTGCTCGTTTTTGCGTCCATAGGTTAGCATTGTGCTTTTATCAAGCGCACATGATATGTCGCCACGTTCAAGCATTACTTTGGTCTTGCCGAGTAGCTGTGAGCGTAGGTTGAAGTATTGCTCTACGACTACGGGGTTGCCATCGACGTCAAACTCTTTCATGGCGGCTTTGTTAGCCACTATCGGCATACCTTGTGTATATGCTTTAAGGTAGTAGCCTAATCCCGTGGCGTCAAATGCGAAGTTCTGTACGGGGACGTTATACTGAGCGAGTGTGTCGGCGATCCACGATACGAGTTCTTTTGCGTCGCCTCGAAACAGTTTAATGGCGATGATTCGCAAGCCTCGCCAAATGACCATCGGGCAGCTATCGCTCTGAGCGTTGCCGCCCGAAACGTCCATAGTGGCGTACATATTCTCATCGTCACTAATAGGGTTAATCCACATATCATGAATCATTTGACGGGACACACATAACTCGTCTTTGTCAACAGGACCCGCATAGCCGCTTTTCAGAATTGCACGCTGCGTAGCACCAGTGTTATGCAAGTTGCCGATATTTTGACCTTTGGTAGCGGATATGAGCTTTAAGTTGTCGGCACTCTCACCAGTGAAGACCGTGCATGATTTGACGATTTGATTAATAGTCACACCTGCCCTACGCTCTTTTTTAGTGATAGTAATATGAGCGGCTTGCGCTACTTCTTCGGCGGTGTTGCCCCATATAATATCATTCTCTGTATCTCCGGCAATGTAGAAATAACGAGTAACGCCGTTCATTTCCGGCTTGAAATACCAATCATCACCGAGATAACCGGCATCTTTGAGCATGGTCGTAGTGAAGTGTTCATGCTCGTAGTTAAATGATAGAATCATCTGCGGTGTTTCGCCCGAGTCGTCACGGTTACGGCTGAACCAATAAGAGAACATCTTAAAGTCTTTCATCTCCGTAGCCTCGTCGATGCAGAATCGGCTCGCTTGATTCTTCTTAGCGTAGTCCTTGAAGGCATCCCATTCTTTGGGATTTGCAACGTTAAAGTTGGAGTGAATGAACTGAATTGAGATATTCCAACGCTCCCAATAAAATGTCGGGTAGTCGGATATGTTATACTCGCAGCGTGAAAAGTTACCGAGTACGGCTATTGCGTCACGAAGGATTGATGAACCTTTCTTGCTGTCCTGCAAGCGCACAGAGATAAAACGTCCCGTGTAATTCACCTTGCCGTAGCCTTTGAGCATGGCGAGCAACATAAGGTATGTTTTACCCATCTGTGACTCACCGCAAAGAAATATGAGGTTAGAGTTACAAGCACACGCTTTCTCCTGCATACCTCGTTGAGGCATATAGTCCACATGGTCACGCAACTTAAAGTCGCCTACCATGTCGTAGCCCGCATCGTTTACGGTTGGATTCTTGCGCACTACTTTGGGGTAAAGTTGCGGCAAAGGTGTGTTTTTCGACAGAAATCTTATCGCCATTTAATTTTGTTATCTGCTTATAGACACAAATTTACGAAGTTTTTTTAAAGTTTTTGTTTAACTACTCGGCAAAACGTCAAAAATCGCAAAAATGTTTGTATATTTGCGGTGCGAACCAAATATAAACGATTCAAGCAATGAAAAATAAAATCAAGGAAGCCCTTCAACAGACGTATAAAAACACTGGGGTTGGGGAGAAGGCTTTTGAGGGGGTAGCCACTTTCGCAACAACCTACGTAAAAGAGGAGTCAGAGATTGAGAACTTTGTAAAAGGGGCTGAACCACTACTCAAAGCTATGCAAGGGGAGCAAGACAGATTACGAGGCTCGTATTCCACCGAGATTAATAGTCTGAAAGAACAACTTGCAAAGTACAACAATCCCGAGCCACCGAAAGGTGACAAAGACAACGACGATGAACCGAAACCTGCGGGCAATGATTTTGCAGAACTACTTGCCGCAATCAAAGACGGGAACAAGGCTAATTCCGATTTGATAGCAGAGATGCGTAATGAGCTGAACACTTACAAGCAGAAAGAAACAGCCAAGGAAACACGCACAGCGGCGCAGGCGATGTTTAAGGCGGACCCGTTTGCGAAGATGTACACCGAGCTTGCGGACGAAGCATGGGACAGAGCCATTGAGATATACGACCTACAAGGCGCAAAAATGAGCGCACAAGAGCTTAACGACAAAGCTATGGGGTATCTCAAAAAATCAGCGACCAAGAAAGGTATCGACGTATCTAAACCGATTGATGGTGACGGAGCGGACAAAGGACCCGACTTTAGCAAGATGGCAGCACGCCAGCGAAATGCGGGTAACTTGCCACCAGAGAGTAAATAAGCGAATTAAACAAACTTAACAGACACAGCACATGGCACACGGAAATTCATTTGATTATTCGGAGCAAGAGGTTGGCTTGAAACGCAGACCTTTGTGGGGCGGTTATATCCAGATGTACCCGTCCGGTGCTTACGTTACAAAGGAAGAGCTGGAGAAAGCCGCAGTTGACGGCGTAGTACCTGGCGGCACTCCCGTATCTATTGACAGCGTAGGCGGTAAGGTGACACTCAATGCCACCGAAAACATTGTAGGTCAAACCTACCAAGACACAGCCGTAGGCAACAACGGAGGTGTTATTGACATCGTTATACGAGGCGAGTTCTACGAATCTTACTCGAAAGCGACTATCACAGACGAGCAGAAAGCTCAATTACAAACCACATTTGTTAAGGAGGGCTAACGCATGGATAATTTATATGGTCTTAAAACATTAATGTCCTCACTGGGCATTAACTCATCCGAGAGATACGATGGCTATTGGGAGAGCGTTATTTCCCCATTGGAGAGCCAAGAGCTTAACATCGACGGCTTTGTTTGGGCTACACCTCAGATAAGCCTTGATTACGCAATCCTTGAAGCTAAAGAGAAAGTATCCGCAATGGCTACTTACACCGCACTTAGCTCAATTCCCACCGCCGTAGGACAAGATGCTAACTTGCGTAAACTCACCGGCAACATTCCTCGTTCACGTCACCTTATCCGACTCACTGAGGAGGATGTGCGTAACAAGTACGACGACTTCAAGAATATCGAGGCAAGCGCAGACTTCCTCAATATCAACCGCCAAGTTGCTATCTCCGAGCTTTTGGAGGACTACTTGTTTGAGAAACAGAGTGACATCGCAGTACGTCACCGCAACTCGCTTAACTACGCCGTAGGACAGGTTAAGTCACTCGCTCAGCTCGGACTCACCTACGAGAATAACCCACGTGGTATCAGAGGCGTTGACTTCAAGATGCACGTGCCCGATGGTAACTTCATGACTCACGAGTGGTTTGAGAAGAAATCCGATGGCACACTTGTTGACATCGACACCGCATACCCG